GTTTGGCATTGATAACGACAAACGCCTCTCCTAGTTTAGCCATTTATTTTTCCTTCCGCTTTATACATATTGATCTTGTCCTGGGCGGTCATCTGGTTAGGGGACTTATTCGAGCCGCCGCTCTCAGCTTCCGCAATCTCTCTCATACCCTGGATCAACCACACGACCTGATCCAGGGTCAAGTCGCCCGTCTCAGCAAACCCTAAATGATAAAACCGCAGTAGCCAGCAAAAGGCCTGGGTCATCTTCAGGCGGTTTTCAGCCGCCGCCTGACCTTTCCCTTCGGGGTCGCCCCCTCGTCCAGTTCGCTAAGTGAACCAACTAAAACCTCAGTAATCTCAGCGATATTTTGCATGGTCACCAGTTCGCCCACCGTCTCTGGCGTGATTGCCGGGTGGTGTTTCCTCAACGAGAGGTAAAGCAAATAGCGTATACCCGTCATGGATTGCTGGTCGATTTTTTGCTGTTCAACCGCAATCAAGTCATTCAGAGTGACAGGCGAGACTTTAAACGTGTCTCCGCCTAACGTAATTTCTTTAGGTTCCATTCATGCTCCTTACGCCGTAGATATTGTTACAGCCCCATTTCCAGTAAACGACAGCGTGGTAACGACCAGGCCGTCTACATTTACCGACGTGCTAATATCCGAAATAATCCCGACAGCGGTATAAACATTATTGTTAGTGCCGGCGTCGTTCTCATGCTCAGAAAACACAAAACTTCCAGACGTTCCGATCAGGGTCAGCGGGTTATAACTGCCCAATTCGTAGGTGTCAGCAGACCCAGACCAGTCTTTCAATCCGCTCTCCATAGATTCCCAGAGTCGCCCGTTCGCGTCATCGGTGTCCTCCAGCGAGTTTACAGATAACGACTCGGTGGTAATGTCAATCGTCCAGGCTCTAAAACCGGTCGTGATACCCGTGCCAGCGACCGTACCATGCCCGCCAAATAATATCCCAGTAATTGCCGCCATTGTAAAATCTCCTTACGATAGGGGCTTGCCGCCGCAAACAAATACGTATGTTTGTTTCGTCACATCATCAACGTCAACCGTTTTCGTAACGCTTTCCAGGCGAGCCAATAAAAATGTGTGATCTTGCTGTCCGTCATTAAGCACCAGAGTCGCCTCCTGGCCTGTTTCATCGTAGGCTCCCGCCGCCCCGATTGTCACGTCCAGAGAGTCCACGGTGGCCCGGTAATTGTACCGTCCAACCGTACGGGTGCGCCACTTATTAGAGTTGTCCATATTGGTCGTGTCGATCAGATTGACCGACATTTCCAGCACCCATGCCGTGACTTTGCTGCCTGCCGCCGACCCAGAATCGTTCCAGGTAACAGCCCCCTCTTGTCCGTGTTTAACTTGTGATATTGCCATAGTTCTGTCCTTATTCTAAATGAGTCATGATTAAAAAGTCCGTCGTCACCTGGTACGACGCATCGTCCAGTTTTACCGGCCCGGTCATCGCCTCGCGCCGACAAAGTAACGGAGACCCGGACGAATAGGTTAGGGCTTTGTTTTGGTACGCAGAATTAATGGCGCCGTATATTGTCATCGCGGCTATATAGGTCTCGGAGAATACCGAAAACTGGAGCGTGTACGAATCCATCTGTGCGTTGTCAATCGTGTAATCCGTACTGCCCGCGATGATGTTGTAGACCACAATCGGGAGTTCCTGACCCGCCGCCGCCTGACCGAAACGGAAATTGGTCACCAGGCCACGCAGGTCGGCAGATACGTCCTCGTCAGAGTATTGACTGTAAACAGCTTCAAGCATCTCAATCATTTCGACAGCCCCTTGAGAATGATGTTGGCTATCTTGCGCCGATTGCGAATAACTGCCGGTCGCAGAAACGGTCGCGGCGATATATTGAGTGTCCCCAGTTCAAGGAATCGAGCGTATTTTATGTTAGACCCGACCCGCTCTTCAGCGCACACACGCTCGCGGGAGATGCTTCGCCGCAACTGACCGGTCTGCCTGAACGGAGGGTCGCCGGGACTGGAATGTCTTTGTGTCGCCGATCCGCTGGTCTTACTGCCCTGGGTACTCAAGTCCCGCTTGACCTCATTAACCACGAAGATTCCCGCCTTCTTCAGGTTTCTGTCCACCTCGTCGTCCATCAGGCGGAGGAACGAGGTGTCAAACCAGTTGATACCGAATTTTCCAGTTACGTTAGCCAATTTTTAATAAGTCCACTTTCATATACACGCCTTTATTATCGTGGTCAGGGTCTACCCCTTTGACCTCATACTCCTGCCCGTTGTCGCTGACTCGGTCGCTCTCTTTTATGTCCTGGTTCGGGTTGCAGTACATAACCGCGTCTGACAAGAATGTCTCCTTCCCGGTATAAATCGCCTCGCCGCTCCGCCTCCGCTGAATCCTGCACCCCAGGCCGACAATATGCGTCGCGTAATGCTCATTAACCTCGCCCGAAGTCCCAACCGACGAGACGGCGCGTAGTATATTAACAGCGTGATTTGACAGACTAAACATTAAGAATATCTCATACGCTTATATGGCGCTAAATCATACGCCTTGTCAGCGATCAAACTGGAAACGCCCGAACTGGTAGGCGCCACTTTGTACGAATAGTCACCGATCTTTTCGGATTCAAGTTGCGTATTGATTGACCTAGATTTTATGACATTGCTTATGATCTCGATGGCAATCTGTTCCAGGTCGCCAGGGATAGTCGAGTACCCGGCGGTATAGTCAACGTATACGTTCTGGTTTCCTCCTGGGAACCCACCAGAGGAATATATCGAGCCAACGCTCAGATCAACCGTATAGCTGTGCAACCGCTGGTCAAATACGTCCAGGGATAGTGTCCCGTCCTTGAAACCACGCTCGGTGAACTTGATGAGCTCGGTCCCTTCCCAGATACCATAATCACTCAAAACCGTAGCCGTAAACCCGGAGACCGCCGTAATATCAGAGGCAATGTCGTCCAGGTCCTGTGCGTTCAGAGTGGACGTACTCGCGGTGGTCGCCGCCTTGTCGTATGTGGTCACCGTCAAGTTTGTATCGTCAACTTTCGCGGTCACAGCAAAATCGGCAGAGTGAGACGAGTCAATCTGCATAGCTCCCTGGCGACCTATCGCCACCCGCGATACCGCTGTGACAGGCCACTCGTCCAAGTATATTTTCGTGGTGCTGTCGCCGTCATATATCTGGGTATAGGAAGCCGAATCGAATGCCCTGTCACAATATACCTCGATCTGTTTCTGTACCCTCGTTATCAGATTTTCAATTAAGGCGTCGTCCGTATCGCTGGTTATACCTGCATATTCTTTTACGTTTGCTAAAGTTGTAAGTGCCATTATTTCACGTACCCCGTGGCGGTGCATTGAACCAGGACCGCCGAACCCGTGTCTATGGTCAAAGCCGTGTTTGCATCTAAAACGACAGGCCGAGTGAATTCTACCGTATAAGGCGGCGCTATTTCTGTCACGTCTATTGGCCCAATTATCTCTGTATCCACACTGCCGCCGGTCGAGCCTGCCCCGACAATAACCGTAGCAGGGTTCATACAATTAATCGTGACAGACTCTAGGCAAATATTCGTCCCCGCGCCTTGCGCCGCATAGATAGTTTCCGCATCAGTTGTTTCGCTTGAAATGAAATTACTGACGAATCCGCTGCCGGCAGGCTGCAAGGTCGTAATCTCTGTCTCGCGATGTTCTCCTATTGGCGACCCGTCATCGTTTACAATCAACTGATCAAAATACAGCGTACCACTAGTTCCCGCCTGGTTGTTGCTAGTCACGCCGAGAAACACTTTATCCAGAGGCCATTGATCGTATAAGTCTACGCCAGACGATACGCCCTGACTGTATCCGTCAACCCAAATCTCCACCGTGGCATCGTCGGCATCGGTAGTTGTAGCTCGATTCACCTCAAGTTCGATAACATGAGGTCCGTCGGAAAGGTTGTGAAATGCAGTATCCACGATGCCAGAGCGAGAGTCGTCGTAAATCCTTCCATCGACTTGATACCCCGCCGCCGTTGTGTATTTGAATCTGAGGTAAACATAAGTGCTGCCGCCATCTTCCAGCCTTGCGATGTAGAAATTGTGACCGTTGCTCATCGTGATAGAATTCGGGTCGAAATAGAATCTAAACCTCAACACGTTTGAACTGTACGATAGATTCTGGTATCCTCTAAGTTGCTGCACATCGTCGATTACCGTTTGCATTCCATAAGACGTACCCGCCATCGCCGCCGCCGAGGTAACACTAAAATCCCCGGCAGAGGTGACGTTGTCCCATTGAGAAAAGTCGTTCGTGCTGTGGTTTATACTTTCAATAACTGCCATTATATCTCCTCATCTTCAGGCCACCTGGAAGGCTCTATACCGACCGAATAGGCATAGGTTCCGTCTCGATTCTTGTGTACGAATATCTCGTC